TACGCTAGAGATTAAAAATTTATTTTAGAATGTACCGCCGTCAATTGCACCTGTATAAGTGCTTCCAAAGTTTGCGGCAGTTAATATTACGGAAGTTGCACTTCCATTGCTCACAGTCCAGTTATCGTTGCCTTCGTTCCAAAGAAGCGATACATTTGTCGCAGTTCCTCGTTCAACTTCGATACCAGCATTTGCAGAAGGAGTACCTGTTTCGTCTTTGTTAAGAACCATGATGTTATCACCAATGGCAACAGTAGTAGAATCAACAGTAGTTGTAGTACCTTCAACTGTAAGATTACCCGTAATTGTAGCATTACCAGCAACCGAGATATTTGTAGAAGTAATGTCATCAGAAGTTAGAGTACCGTCTACCTGAACATTATTGAATGTTACATTAGAGGTGGTAGCAACTGCCTGTCCGATTGCAAAAGAAACCGCATTGTTACTAACAGTTGTGGCAACACCTGTTCCGCCTGTAAGTGTTAAAGTTTCACCATTATTGAAAGTATCGTTGGTGCCGCTGTCTGCCGCTAGAGTAAAACTAGAAGAAATACTATTAGTACTAACCGCTGTAACAAGACCTTTTGCATTTACAGTGATTGCAGGAATTGCCGTTGCAGTACCATAAGATCCTACGTCTGAGTTTACTGTTGCAAGAGTACCTGCTGCGGTAACATTGCCAGCACCTGTAAAGCTAGGAGAAGTATACGCTAAGTCCCCTGTGATTGCAATCGTTCTGCCTGAAGCAAGAGCTGTGGCAGTATCTGCGTTACCAGTAACATCACCTGTTAAAGTAGCTGTAATTGTACCAGCACTGAAGTTTCCTGAACCGTCTCGCAGTACTAATTTACTTGCAGTGTTCGCACTTGCGGCACCATCAATAATGCCTGTGTAATATTGACCACCAATAGCAACAACACCTGTAGTGCCGTCGGGGTGTCCGATAAATAGTTTATTACTGTCTGACTTACCTGAATATGCTAATTCACCTGCAGTAAGGCTTGAGGGGGTTGTAGTACTAGTACTACGCTTGATTTGAATTGTTTGAGCCATTTAGGATCTCCGGGATTAGCCTTAAAAGGCTCCTGCGTCAAGTGTATCAGAATCTCCAGAGGCTGAACCTACCATTATAGGTACCCACTGATATACTCCGGTGCTTGTCTCGCGATATATTTTATATTGATTATCATCTGTATCGTACCATGTGTCCCCTTCATTGACTTGAGACCCCGTTGGTGTGTTGTCTTGTTGGAACGTAGAACCTGCAAGTTCTTCAATAGCAGTCTGCACGTTTGTAGCACTTAAACCTGATACACTGGAAATACCCATTGCTGTTGCATTAGTATTTGCAATAGCTACTCCTGCTGCGGTAATAGTTGTACTTCCACCCGTAACTTCGATGCCGTTCTGTATAGGCGTTGCGGTAATTGTAATTGCCATTATCGGGTAACCTCTTGAGTGAGGTCTACAGACCCTTGAATTAATCTAGTTACACTGGCATTGTTAGCGGTGAAGATTTCTAAATCATAAACGTAAGTACCTGCGGTTAACGGGCTGCTCACTGAATTTGCTAAAGACATTGTAATTGTTCCGTTTGCTGGAGTATTAATAGCGCAATTAAAAGTAGCCGCAACTGAGGAAGCTGTCTTTGAAGTTCTCATTTGAGCACGCGCAGAATAGCCTGTCAGGTTTTTAACTGATCCGTTGTCTTTAACAGTAAAGTTAATGGCAAAGTCGGAACCTTGGTCAATAACTAGGTTGTAGCGGGCTGCACTCATTTGATTTCCTCCATTACAGAATTATAGCTAACTTGGGGTGTTATGTCAAGAATTATTTTTTTCATGGTTATTCCCAGTCTACTCTATTTTCGTAGTCATTCCACCAAAATCCTTTTTCTTGATTTTCTTCATCTTCTAAAAACTCGTCTTGTGCTAGAGTATTCTTTATATCATCTAATGTAAAAGCTAAAAAAGCTTGTACCTGCTCCTCTTCTATATCGGTTATAGGTACTTCTAAGTTTAACCCTTCATGTGTGAAGCAAGCAAAGACTACAGAATCTTCTGTTCTTGTTGTATATTCAATCATTATATTTTCCTATGCAAAAGTAATTGTCGAACTTGTTCCGTTGGGGAATAGGGAGGCGGTAGTAGACCACTGCCAATATGAGTAACTAGCACCAGACACATGGGTGGCAGAAGTCCTATAAAAAGTCAGATTTAAAGAACCCTGAACAATATTCATAGAAGTCCATCCACTATTTGCTTGTGCACCATTTACTCTTAAAAATAACTTATTATTAAGGCTCGTGCTGGCGGTGCTAGTGTTTTTGTAGATTCCTAAAATAGTCGCTCCGCTTTTCAGAGCAAAAGTAGTAGGACTTAAAGTACCGTTCTGCGAAGTCGGGCTGCCATAAAAAGGCATATATCCGTAGTAGTTTGTATATGTAGAAGAGCCTCCCGACCTGGAGCTAAATGTAGTTTGTTGGAAACCTGCTGTTAAAGTATGTATATTAGGATTAGTTGAAGATGCCTCGAAAAAATCACCAATATCAATAGCAGTTTGATCTCCTGTAGGGATAGTATAACCTGACCCGGGTGTTAGCCCTCTAATGTCGCTATCATTTAAAGAGCAAGTGGTACCAGAAGTACCTCCTGCCTCTATATGAATTTGATTTAAAGATAGACTATTCCCTGCCGCTGGTAGTGCCATTATTTACTCCTTTTTAACTCTTCGATTTCTTCTTTGAGTTCTTTAATTGCTTCTACTAAAAGACCTACGACATTGCCATAAGCTACCGACTTTATACCTGATAGCTCATTAGTTTCCACAGCTTCAGGCAACACTTTTTCTAGTTCTTGAGCGATAAGTCCCGTTTGTCTGGGAATGGCTTCTTTATCGATTCGGTCAAAAGTAACACCTCTTAGTTTACTGACTTTATCTACGGCATTATCAATAACTTCTATATTTTCTTTAAGACTTATATCTGAGTAAGCTGTTACATTTCCTGTAAAGACACCTGAGCCTGCTGATAGATTAAACGTAATGGTATCATTGCCATCACCAGTATTTCCTAGTCTAACGTAATCATATCCTGTGCTTACTTCAACTAACTCCATCATTGTAGCATTACCGGCTAGAAAACTTATTTTGTCGTTGGTGAAAGATATCTTAGTATCTCCATCGTCGAGCTGTTTTAAGTCTCCTGTGAACCTAATGTCTCCATTATTATCAAATGAATGATGTGCACTAAGATTGTCCTGCAATTGCAAGGCATTACCATTCAGTCCAAATACTATCCCGTTAGAGTTGCTACCTAGATTCACGCTAAAAACATCAGTACCCGTACCGTAGTTACCATAGTTTATGCTGGCAGTGTCTGTTCCCCAGTTAAGCGCACCTGTAAAAGTACCTCCTGTAATAGGCATATACTCTATATTAAAAGTAGAATCTTTAACGTGAGGTGGACTAGTATTTGTATTAATAGTATAACCAGCACCTGCTGTACCTCCTGTCGAAGAACTAGAACCTACAATGTACACTCTATCTGCATTTTTTGCAAAAGCCTGAGCAGGGTCGTTCGAGGAGCCGCTACCATACTTATGGAAGGTATAGCCATAGCCAGTATAAGACCCGGCAGTCCATACAATTCCTGAATTACCGGAAGTACCTGAAGTATCATCTATTCTAAATAAGTAAGTACCTGCTGATAAATTTCCTGAACCTGTTATAGTGCCTTTTAAGCCGCCTGTTGCAGATACTGCTCCTTTATTACTAACAATATGTGCTACGTATCTGGTACCGCCCGAGCGAGCATCATAAGAATCTCCATGAACAAGATACTGAGAGGCGCTTGTAGTAGCATTGGCGTCTGTACTAGATAGTCTACTAAAAGTTTGAGCACCAAATAAACTCCAAGATGCTCCATTATTAGTAGAGTACTCAACATTTACTTTAATGGCTGAAGGTAACGCATTCATAACGTCAGCTACACTTGTAGATACGTCACTCACATAGGGATTTCCTAGAGGTACTTCATAACCAATTTGTACGTTTTGAGCAGCCCCTAGTTCTACTTTGATATGACCGGAAGCGTGAATAGAGGTAGTAACACTATCTGTAAAATTCCCTACCAAGTTCTGAATCTGAGCTAGTACGGGTCCACCTAATAAGTTTTCTGAGTCAAATACAATAGCGCCTGCAGTATCAGTAAGCTGATAAGACCGCATAGTTACATTACCGTTCTTTTCTACACCAAAAGGAGGAGGAGCGTCTGTAGTCACTGGATCATCATCTGTAGGAGCATGACCTGCATAAATAACATAATCATCTTCAGACCTGGAAGATAAAGTCACACTTTGATCTATGTTATTTCCGAGATCAGAACCAAGTCTTAATATAGTGTCTTGGCTAGTGGTCATGGCATCATCACCGAACGTAAATCCGCCTATAATACCAGTAGAAGACCTAAATTCACCTGCCTGTGTTACTCTAAAAGGTGCTGTTGCTCTGTTGGCAAAAGCTGCTCCCGAAAAAACTCTAATATCGGTTTCTGCAGTTCCTACTCCTGATAAGCCTGCTCGGTTAGTTCCGCTAGTTCCTACTGTAACAGAGCTGCCTGCGTTGATCTTACCTCCATCAATAGTTGAGGTGTTGGCTCCACCAATATGGTCTGCGACATCTGCTGCCTCCATAAAACTACTTACATCTTGGTGAGTAGTAAGAGGCGTAATCGAATATTGGTCGTCCTCTAACACACCTGCTGAAGTAAAGGTAACTAAGCCGGAGAATCCTATAGCTTGAGTTGTATTACCGAAAGTTATAGTCTGAGAACCTCCAAAAGAAGACTCGGTAATAGTCGCAAAAGAGTAGTAGTATTTATTAGAGTTACCCGAAGCATACGTTGGTGCTCCATGCTGCCATCCTGTTTTTATAGTCCCAAAAGTACTAGCTGCAAAATTAAATGTGTGAGTATTGGAAGTAGTTGGCTTTGCAGGAGTACTTCCATCAGTCACAGCAGCAGAATAATGCAACTGTATTGTAGCTGTTCTAGGCCCTGTCTTTATTTCTGCAACTAGTCCGTTGAAAGTCCAAGAGCTATCGCCTCCAGTTAATGTGAAGGTTCTTTGTCCTGAATAAACTCGATCGCCTTCAACACTTATAGAAGGATAAGCAATAGTCCAACCGTCTAGCTCATTTGTAGGATTCGAGTGGGTTTGATCTGTTGCATTATTGCCAGAAGTAAATGTAATTGCTGTAGGCGCTGATACTCCTGCGGCAAACTTCTTGTATACAATGACTGTTTTTTCATCTACAGCGGGATTACCAGGAGCTCCGTCCGTTGTTCTAGTTAAAGACTGGAATCTAACAAGGGAGAAAGCTGTTCCGTCTGCTCGCTTACCTGTTATAGTATATTTTACGAGTGCCGTATTTCCTGTTATTCCCGTGATCTGGTCAAAGGTTGCCGAAAGAACATTAGAACCTTCACCAGTTAAATTACCTGGAGTACAGTTAGTAGAGCCTGTAGTAACAACTTTATAATGACTGGCAGCGGTGCCTGTATTATCGTGGTCTAGTTCTGTTGTCCCCTCGAAGACTCTAATAGTATTTCCTGAGCCTGTGAAGTCAGGTGTAGCCGTTGCCGAAGCTCTAGGAATTGCATGAGCTTCGTTTGTCATAACTACAGTTAGTGCATCTATTGCGTCAACACCTGGCTTAATTGAAGGAATAGTAAGAACATCTCTAGCTTCTTCGGAGCCGGAACTACTATCTTTAACTTGCACAGTAAAAGTAATAGGGTCTGCATTGTAGCTTGTAGGTATACTATACGTGGCTGTTTTGGTATTTGCGGTAGTACCATCAACCCAGTCTACTGTAGTAAAAGAGCCATCATCTGCTGTAAATCTAAAATATCCATCATCAAAGTTTTTTGATTCCGCAGTTAAAGTAATAGTTTGACCTGAGCCAGTAGTACCATCTGCAGCATACTCTATAACTGATTTACTAGCGCGCAAAGATACTACTTTTGCAGCATTACCTGCCGCACCATCTTGTCGTCTTGCAACAATAGAAGCGGTTGACCAACTAGCCTCTTGAGGGGCTAGACCATCGTTGGTAAAGATACGAGTTATAGCATAAATAATATCGCCATTGGCTTGTAGTCCAGGATTTGCTAACTGCCACCCTGTGGCTGCTCCAGTTGCAGGGTCGTCAAAAGTACCTCCAGTAGTATTAATAGTGCCCGCTGCTCCATTATTAGTAGCTCTGTAGTATAGAGTTCTGGTAACACCTTGTTGTGCTTGGACATTTGCGTCCAACGACATATAAGGCTCCATCGAAAATACTTTATTGGCTGCTCCATTATCTGTAGCGTAAACTTTGGCTATAATAGTTTCATTATCAAAATCAAATCTATGATTGTTAGTCTGAGCGGTTATACCCGATCCGTCTGGTAAAATTCTATCAATATAAACGGCTGTGTCACTAACTACCGAGGTAACTATAGCTGCTGCAGTAGATGTTGTTTGTAGAAGTGCTCCTACTACTAGTTCAGAAGTAAAACTTGTACCAGAACCTGTAACAGTAGAACCCGATACACTTATAGTACCTGTAAGATTCGTTAAACCAGTTGTATTACTACCGTTCCCCGCATCATACCAATATGGAACACGGTGATTTGGTGTTTTATTATATTTAAGTAGTGTGAGGTTATCAGTGGCTACAGCTGAGTTTAAAGATACATAATAATGCCTGTCAATAAAAGTACCAGACTCTGAAGAAGCTACTGCAGCTGTTTCCGCAATTCCTGATACATCTTGTTGATATGTAGAAGCTGCTGTTGAAGTCTGGTTTATACCGAACCCGTTTGTTTGTTCAGGACTAAAGATGTAAACACTTTTTGCCAACTCAAATAATCCGTAGTCTGAATCGCCAGAAGTACTGTTTATGGTTTTTATAGCAACATTAGACGTACCACCATAGGGAAGACCTAAGGGGAATCTGGGTATGGCATCCTGGAAACGATCAGTTATAGTTGTTTGAACACTAGTTGCTTCTGATACATTATCTATCGCATTAACTGTTCTTACCGTTATTGTATAGTCGTCTGGGACTAAATCCGAAAATAAAAGTTCAGTTGTGTCCCTGCCTACCCTCATAGGATTTTCATATTCGGGTAAATTGTGTTCTACGATATATCCAAGTAAGTATTCGTATTCTTGACTAACCGTTTGATTATGTCTACCTCCGGTACTGTTTCTAACGTAAGCTTGTCCTGCCCCTGGTGGATCCCAAGAAACAAGTAAGGTTTCATGGGCTGTACCATTATCTCTGCCGTGACTTCTTGCTATCAAGTTTTCGACAGGCGGAACAACATCTGTGCTTAGTAGAGAGGGCTCTAAATCTCCTTGTATGTATGTAGTAAAATCTTCTTCTACAGAAGTCCACTTGCTGTCATAATGTTCAATACACGTTATATCGTAGACATTGCCAGAGTTTTCAGAGATAGATAAAACTTTGTATTCTTTTTTAGACCCTTTTACCTGTAATCCAGTTTTTGTCTCTTGAAGAACCCACAAGGATTCTCTAGTAGGAGCCTCTGTAAATGCAGAGGTCACAGTGATAGAAGTTACAGAACTTCCAATTTGACTAGAAGTTATATCTTTTGTTTCTGTTCGTAGATTGGCATTGAAGTCAAGTGTTAAAGGTTCGGCTCCGGAAGATGCAGATACTTTAGCGTTTACAGACTTTTCTTTAGTATCAATTACTGTTAAAGAGCCATCAACATACGCTTGATGTATTAAATCTCCTGCTTCATAACTAACTCCGCTTATAGTAACAGCTTCTCTAGTGAATGCAGCAGGCTTAGGATAAACCAAGCTTAAAGTATATGTAGATCCTGAATTCAAAAGAACAGTAGAGTCTAAAGGTATAGTAGTAGTGCTAAGAGTTCCTGTATTTGAAACTCGTCCGCCCAGTCTTACAGCATATCTATCCGCATCTTGGATATTGATTATATCGCCAGGAGCTACAAATGCACCTTCTAGGCTTGCTGAAAAAGTAGCTATCTCTTTCTGATTTGCTGCTGTCCATAGTTTCCATTTACCGTATCGTGTAGCTTGCCCTTCTGAAGTACAGCCGAAAGCAACTGCAGTTTCAGATATAATTCTGCCTGTATTGACTATATTTCGCTCATCTTCAACGATTAAAGGCTCCATCTTATAGTCTTTTGTTGGGTCATTCCAGTTTACAATAATTTGATTGCTTCTAGTTTTCTCCGAAGAACTCTCGTAGCTAAATGTACCATCTATTACATTAGTTTTATTGAATGTATAGACCGGAGCTGCTGGAGCATCAAGAGAGGTATAAAGCTGTCCATCTAAGTAGTAAAGCAAACCTAAAAAGTTAGTTGCTAAGTCTTTGAGAACTTTATAACTATTTGCCCCTTTTGTCAAGTAGGTATTTAATGTAAACCTAGGCTCTAGTCCTCCTTTTCCATCGGGAACTAAGCCGTCACAATATCTTGCAACGCGGTAAAGAGCATACTTATCTATATCCACTTCTTTAATGAAGGAACCCAAACCGTATCTATTATTAGTAAGAATGTCATAGTAAATCCAAGCAGGGTTGTTACTATAAACTAATTCATCTCGAAAATCCCCGTCCCAGTCTTGGTAATTGCTAGTAATGACTCCAGTACTTGTATTTCTATTATAAGAAGCTACTCCATTGGTTGCTTCTTCTCTTGTAACATAGTTTGAAGGCACTCTAACCATTTTACCGTATAGATCATAAGTTCTTTGAGGTATACCTTGATACTGCTTCGTGCTAAAAGAAACATCAGCCATAGCAGTATAAGGATGGTTAAGTTTTTCATTTAGAATAGAAGTCACGCCTGTAAGACTACCTGCAGTAACATTTGTCCAGTCTTTGTAAGTTTGTCCTACAGATTTAAAACCGGGGTCGTCATCTGTATCTAGTCTTTCTAATTTTAGTTTGAAGTCTGTGAAAGGGCGAAATCTTTCAAGATTTAAGTCGCTTTCAAAAGTTTTAGAGTTAGTATAGTTACCACTATGAGTTAGAGGATTTCTAATAATAGTAAAACCTCCGAAATCAGAGTCTCCTTCCTCTTTTATTGCTATACTTATTCTATACCTTATGTAAGTAGTTTTATCATTGCCTTTACCGCTGATTGCTTTAAATCCTGCAGGATAAGTAATACGCCATCTTAGTTTGTCCACTTCTAGAAGCTGAGCTTCTGTGAGACCGCAGTTACCACTGCCCACTAAAAATCGAGCAGTTCCCACCTCCATTTGTTCGCCAATAGTTCTACTAATTGCAGTTTCGCCACCGCTGCGCATGGGAGTTTGGTTTAATGTGCCTGGTCTGAAATTAACAGTACCACCTTGTACTCGCTGAGAAGCTCTACTGCCTACCTCAGAAATATCCATATTAACTACACTTATTTTATCCCAGCTATATGTCCCCGATATTCCGTCCCAAGCACTTGCAAGTGTTATAGAGGAGCCATTAATACCTCCTGCATTTATATTTACTATTTTATCTAGTTCTAGCTTGTACGTTGCGTCATCGAGCCTGAAATCGTTATAATCACCGAAAGCACCTGATCTCCAAAGAGCCTCGGTACCGCTAACTCTACGCCATATAAAACCTTCTATAGGAAGGCCGTCAGGAGTAGTACTGCTACCCGTCGGTTTAATGCGCCCAGGAACTAAACTATCTGGTCTTGCTCGTTGACCAACTGCGGTAACCATAGTTTGAGTAAAAGTACTTGAAGAAGTAGATAAACTTACTTTATGTCTAGTATCATAACTACTTGTTACACTTGTTTCTGTTAAATTTCCTCCTCGTATTAATAGTTGTGCTCCTAGCGAGGCATTTGCAGTCAAGGGAGTGGTAGAAGTTGCATTATTAATTGTTGCTGAAGTAGACCCATTAGTAAGAGTGATAGTCATAGGGCCATGAGATACACGTTGCCCTGCCGCAGATACTTCGTGAATTCTGTCATTATTCAGGAATACAGAAGCCGAACCGTCTACTAAACCTAGTATGGGGCCTTCTGAAATAACATCTGTAATAGAAACAAGCTGCGCATCGCTAGCGCTTGTACTAATTGTAGCAGCATTATTGCTAGATGTGCCTGTACCTCCTGGATTGGAATTACCACTGTTACCTGTGCCGGCACCACCACCGCCATTTCCGCCATGTCTCATTTTTATCTCCTACCGTTCGTGGGCTTTTTTAGAGCCTGTCTTTTTATGATGTGATATTGTATTACTAGAGGTGGTTGTTATTGATCCGTCTCCTCCAAAAATAGCCCCTGTATTTCTTCTATACCCTGATGCGTTCTGAATATTTATACTTATAGGTCTGCCTGGTACTCTTAGTCTCCCGTAGAGTATGGGAATAGGATCGCCTTCCTGCATGTTTTGAGCATTTCCATTGAAAGCATAGTTTTCCGGACCTTCTCCGTCTACAGAAGGGTCTGGAGCCATCATTTGACTAATGCCTGCCATTGCTAGATTTAGTGCAACTGCCGCTGTTGCCATACCAACTGCACTGAGACCGTTTGCTAAAGATGCAAATCCTGGTCCCATGCCTCCTGCTCCAAAAGTTGTCGTACCAAAAACTGCTGGAAACATAAACATAACAGCTACTATAGCAATAGCTGCAAGTATCTTTCCGAATGCAGATTTAGATCCTGCAGGAACAATTGCTATAGTTACGTCCCCCTCTTTCAAAGGCACTAAAAGATCCTCTTCACCTGCTTGCTCGCCCGCAGTATCTACAGCAAAGCTTACATCATTTTCATGGCATTCTCTGACATAAGCCAAAAAATCGGGTCTATTCGCATTAATGCATTTGAATACTTCAGTATAATTAGTCGCATTTATTCTAAAAACAGAACCAAACTGTTCGCCTAGTTCTCCTTGTAAATATACGTTACGCATCATGGCGATACACTCCTGTTATGTACTTTTTCCAAAATGGATACAGATTTTCTCTGCATGATAATCTTTTGTCTGCGTGGTGATAAAAAATATCTTCCCCTAAATAAACTCCACAGTGATTACCTACAGAGGCATTTACTGTGAATATAATAACATCGTTCTTTTCCATATTTCCTTCTACGGGCTTATACCCATAATCTTGAATTATTTCGTCTGTAAAGTAGTCTAATTTCTTCTCCCACCAATCGTCTTCGAAAGCGGCACGAGAAGGTATTTCTATATTTTGTGAAGCTAGATAGTCTCTCATTGCTTCAAAACAATCAGAGACACCAAACTCATAGTCTCTACCGTAAAGAGGTTTAGATTCTTTCTCAGGCTGTTGTATGTGAACATCCATACTAGGATAACTAAATATGTAGTAAGGAACTCCTATAGCATTACAGTGCTTTATGTCTGACTCGCTAGGGTCACAACTTGCATCAGGGTGACTGTGGACTATTCCTACTATATCACTTTTTCGTGATATGTTTAAATACTCTGTGGAATCCAGTATGAAATCGTCTTCATGTTCCGCAACATTAGTACAAGGAAACCACTGTAATTCACCCTTAACGACAGCTAGCAAACCACACCCTTCTCGCGGATAATTCTCCTTAAAATGTTCTTCTATTTCATCTAAAAACTGTAACATAATCAAAACTTCAATGTGCCAGGGAAACCGCCAAAAGGTAAAACAGCAGAGCTGTCTGTTCTTGCATCTATTTTTACACCGCTTGAGTTATCTCCTATTAAAGTCGCCCCGTACCTACACTTACAAGAATGTAAAGTTTTTCCACACATTTCTTCTCTAATCCAATGCGGAGAGTTAAGAGCAGGAGCATTATTTATATTGCCCGAGTGTAAAGACTTCCATACCGTGGTTATAACTACACTATTAACAGTAGTGACATCGGCCTTGACTAAAGCCCCCTCTGCATAAGTAGTAGAGGAGCTATAGGTGGAATATCCTAGTGCTTCTACCCAAGTTCCATCATTTTCTTCGGGGTCATTACTGCCGCTGCTAGTATGCCCTATTTGTGCTCTATACCATTTATTATTGTACTTTCTATAAGATCCTTGTGTTATGGCGGCCCCGGAAGCCCAGTTCGATACTCCATTTAAAAGAGTCTGAGTTAGTAAAGGCTGATCTTTTGCGTTATAGAATATATTATAGTTATACGGAGAGGAAGAAGGTATTGTGGAGGATCTTGCTCGTACAACACTATCTGCTCTCCAGACACAACCCCCATTCTGTTCCAAAGCTTGTCCTTGATACATCCAACTGCAGAACTTACCTACGACTACACGTCGAGGTATAGTTACACCTTCCAGGTCGTATACAGCGGCTAGCTCAAACTGTACTGCTAATTGATTTTCGCTAGCAACTCTATCAACTCTGTATTTTAAAGTAGGCATCTCTATCGGAGGGTTGGCGTCTCCAGACTCTCCGTAAAGATATTTTTGCATCGTTTGTCTACGAACAACTGTTGCGCCCACTACTTCATCATAATCTGTGACACCTACAGTATCTTTCAGAAGGGAGCTGACATTGGCTATTGTTATTGTTGGTCGTGCAGAAGCACCCGTCGCGCTAACTTCTACGCCTTCAATCTGCATAGGAATAGCTTTATAGGTACGTATATTTGAAGGAACTTCTTTGTCCCTCATCTGTATATCTTCAAGGTCGTCTCCAATACCTTCACAAAAGTAAAAAGTATTACCACTATGAAGTAGTGTTATTTCGAAGAGACTAACAACGCCACTATCGACTGTAGTGCCTTGTACGTCTGTTGCTATTAAATTGGTCATGCTTCGTATACTCGCCTTACGCTAACGGTTAATGAATAAAAGTTTCCGTACAAATATGTAGTTGTATACGTATCAGAAACTACTTTAATTTCTTTTTCTCCTACACCTGCATCACCTGCAGGGTCAGAAGTTACATTTGAATCTGGAATAATTAGAGAAAAAGGTGTTACACCTTTTTTGCCGTCTAAAAAATTAACAACATCGTCAATGAACTCTTTCTCTCTGTGTTGAAATTGTAGGTTATATGTTTCTCCTATAGAGTTTAAGCCTCTAACTATTCGTTGCTCATAACCGTCTCCAAACTTTGCAACATTAACATTGTGCTTACTCTGCCTGTTTAATCCTTTATCAGGAATTGCGTAGTTTGCTCCTAAGTATTTAAAACCTACAGTCATTATGCTACTCCATATGGGTTAAGTATACCGCCCGATCGTTTTTGATTCTGTAATTCATTTTGTACGGCAACTGCGATGGCTTTTCCTAGACGCTCTTGATCCATTCCACCATCGTTTTGCCCTGTTTGAGAACTTGTATTACCCGCTTCGGTTGAAACATTTACAGTTACGTTTGAAACGTTTCCTCCAGAATTCTTCATTTCAACAGGTATAGATCTGCCGTTAGGTAGAGGTACTACTGCTTCTGTACCGTGTAGCATTGCGGGATATCCTCCTTGAGACCCTTTTGCAACACCTCCACTTCTATAGCTGTTTTGTTTTTTACCTCCCTCAAATACTCCACCGTTTCTGCCTCCGTCTATTCCTAGGAAACTACCGAAACTAGTACCTCCTAAAGTACTTTCTAGCATTTTCATTACTAACATTTTAGTAATCATTTTTGCAATATCTGCAAGAATTGCTTTGGCCATATCTGCAAAGGCTTGTTTTGCGGACTTAGTTCCGTCTATAAGGGAGTTAAATGCACTTTCCATATTACTTTGTAAAGAGTCGCCAATCTTTAAACCCATTTGAGCCATTTCGTCTGCGGCCTTCTCAGCTGCGTCTCGTTTTGCTTCTGCAAGATCTATCTCTCTCTGTCCTTGCTCCATTGCTTTTTGATGTATTTCTTGTTGTACCTTGTCCATAATCAGAACATCTTCATTCCGTAGTTTGGCTAGGGCGGCCCTCTTTTCATCTAAAGCAAGAATAGCTTCTTTATGTCCTATTTCAAGTTGTTCTCTTTGCCCGAAAGCAGAGTTTAAATTTGCACCCGCATCGACTTTGGCAATTGCATTGACACTTTTTTCGTTTGCAATACGCTTTTCTTCTGCTTCTACTGCTCTTAAATTTGCAATATACTGATCGACCCCACCTGCTGCTTCGAATCTCTTATCTATCTTTGCCTGAACATCGGAGGTTAGTCCTAGTGCCTTTCCTGCGTCTTCTGCAGAGGTTCCTAGTTTTTCTATATTTTCTACATAACTTAGTACGGCCTCGGAGCTTGCTCCTTTAAGAGCAGAACTCATATTACCTAGTTGATTATGGGCTTCTTCAATATTGCGGTTAAACTTCCCGGCATTCTCGGTCATTTCCTGAACCGCTGCACTATTACCAGAGATTACAGCTTTATGAAATGCAGGAGATATTTTCTCCAAACCCTTCATTTCAAGTCCTATTTTCTTTAGACCTTGTGAGTAGAGCTCAGCATCTCCTTTAGGAATCATCTCACCAAGCTCGTTTTGCTCTAGTCTAGGTTTGAGCTCGTCTAGCTCTCTCATCATATCCAGAACAGGAAGGCTTTGCATAGTATTAGCTTTAGCCCTATCTGCTTTCATAGGATCATAGTCTTTATCTTCGACATTAAATACTTTACCCGCAACGATAGTATTTAGCTCTTTTCCTAAGTCTTTCGCACTATCTCGTATTTGCTCTAAAGCGTCCTTATAACCCAGGGCCTCTTCTCTACCTTTTTGATGCTCATCTGCAATTTTATAGATACTTGAGTTTTTAATGCCGTCTTCTATTTTCTTTCCTAAGTCATCTCCGAAAGTAAAATCTTCAGACATTTCCAGCTTAACTCCAGGTATTTTGTTGAGCTGCTCTTTTAAGTAGTTTACAAGACCAATAGCCATATTTGCCATACCTTGTATCATTTTTAGAGCAAATTTAATACCTTTGATAATTCCATCAAGCATAGTTCTAGGGGCGTTTACTACTGCCATGATCATATCATAGATCATCTGAATAATTCCTAGAATAACAGTACCTTTCATAGCCATGTTCATAGCTTTGCCTGCCATAGTGGCTGCTCTGCCTACTGCTTTAAATCCATTTGCTAAACCTCTTTTGAGTGCTGTACCTACAACCTTTGAACGTAGTTGTATGCGTTTAAAGAACCCCTTTATCTTTTGACCGGTGCTTCGTGTTTGGGTCTCTGTTTTCTTTAAACCATTTCCAATTTCTCTTGCAATATCTATACCAACTTCTTTAAAGATGCCTTTCGTAATTTTTCCGTGTTTCTTATACTGATCTTCCGCGGACTTAAGAGCTTTCTTTAGATTAGATTTATCTGCTCCTTTCATTTCGCCAGACGCTGCTCTTGCTAGTACTTTTGAAGTGGAACCAGCTTCTACGGCTTTGCTAGCACCTGATTTTACTTCGGCTCCGCCTTCTTCTCGTAAGCTGGCGGCTGCTTGTTTAGTCTTTTTGATTTCTTCTGCATAAGCTGCCATTGCGGACTTAGCTTCTTCGGCTTTTTGTTCCTGGGAATCGAAGAAAGATGAAATAGCTTCTTTTGCTTCTGCAACAAAAGGCATATTCTTTATGATGCCCATACCAATTGCTCCAAAGAATAGAGCAGCTACTGCGGCATTTTCGTTAAGAAAGCCTGCTAAAGCTTCGAAAGGAGGAAGTATAAAACCTGAAAGCGTTTTGGCTAAATCATTGAAGGTAGCGGCTAGCTGCATAAAGGGATTTGCTTGACCTTCCGCGTCTCCCACAACCTTATTTAGTTGTTCCATAGTCTCTAAGTATACTGCTTGTGAAGCATCCGCAGACGAAAGAGCGTCTGCTGAAATACCTAAAGATTCTGCATATTTTCTTTTTGCGGTTTCTAGTTTGAGAGTAATACCCAATTCATCAAGAAGTTCAGGCTCTGCTTTTGACACACCTCTTGTTAGTCGATCAAAAGAATCTGTAAAGTTTCGTCCTAGAACATTGGAAACTTTAAGAGCTCCTTCTGCCATTTCATCCATCTGCTCAGAGGAAAAACCTTTAGCCAGTCCCATTGCGGAAGCTGCTGCGGCAGATTGAAAGTCTAGCATTCCTTTGGAAGCTGCTCTTAGTTTATTGGTGAGACTCTCCATAGCGATACCACTATTTTGAGCGAATTGAACCTGACTTTGTTCGAGAAGGGCTACGTCTGCGGCATTCTTTAGAAAGTTAAATGCGGCAGATAAAGCGAATACACTGGCTGCAAAAGTTGCATAAGCGCCTACTAAGCCACCCATACCTTGAGCCATTTTTGAAAAGTTTTTTGTACCGTTTGCAGAAGCCTGAGCAGCACCTTTGAGATTACGGTCTGCAGTTCTGGCACTTTTTGAAGTTTGATCGAGTGCGGCTGCGGCTTTAGTTGCATCTTTCCCAATAGCTTTTAAGCTACCGTCTTCCATGACTTTAAACTTTACTGTTATTGTATCTGCCATTAGCCTTTCACATTATGGGTGTACTGTTTTCCACCGCTCGCAGACTTTCTTTCCTCTGCCTTTCTTTTTCTTTCTGCTTTATCTGAGTAGTGCTTGACTATTATTCCTTCATACATTTTCATTATGTATAAAACTTCTGCTTTATCTTCTACATCGAACAACTCAAATAAGTACTGTAAATTATTCCAGGATTTGCCCATGTACTGTCCCGACATTCCTTCGAATCTATCTTCAAGGTAGCTGAATATAAAAAATGCCACTTGGACCTCAGAGGGAAAGTCTGAGATCTCGAGCGGCATCTTATTGGGGTCTGGCTCTTGTCCAAGTTGCTCACATATAGATAAGTATTTATCTATGTCAATGGATTGATCGTCTTCTTTTACGAATCTTTCAAGTAAACCCCGTATCTGGCTTACTTGTTTCCAGTAAAATTTTCCAGTTCACTCACAGTCTCTGTAACCCATGTATCAAATACGCCAGAGTTCTTCATAAGTAATTCGGAATTTTCTTGTGTGTGAGGCAATACATCATCTGCGTCAAGTGCCGAGACATCTACCAATAGAAGCTCTTCTAGGTAACGATACTTCAGGCCTGACCATCCTTTGATTACTGCCTTGCAATACTCTACTAAGAATTTATCCTCATCTAGAATTTCTTCAGGTTGATGAGTCTTTTTATTGAACTTGTTAGTTATACACTTCTTTCGTAGTTTTACTAGTTCTTCTCGTGCTAAATAACACAATTCTACTGACATACCTTTAAAGCCGGGGAAGTCAATTGCTACGGTTTTACTAGGGGTCATAAGACTCGCTAGTGAAATTGGTTGGGTTTCGTTCATTTTATATCCTTTATTGTAAAGTTGTCTAAATAAAACAGGGGTGAAAAATCACCCCTGCTTCGATTTTCTATTTCATAGTATAGTCGAAATGACCTCCTATGTCAAGAATTATTTTTTTGATGCCTCTATTACTGAGAAGTAATGCCCTTATAGTGAACTTTCACTTCATCCGCAGTAGAGATACTTGTTGGCAGTGCGTGGAAGTTTAACTCCATACCAATAACATCTTCAACTGTGTGGCTTGGAATTTCCAAGTGCGCTTTAGGACACTCGAACTCAATACCAGGTGCAGCATCTGCTCCGCCTACTTGTAGCTTGAGAGAGAACGAGTTAGTTTCTTTATCGCTTTCAAGACGTAAGTCTTCCATAAGATCAGCAGAAGCTGCGGCATTATGGTCTAGATAACAAGTTACGCTACCTGAAACAGAACGAGTACCCATTACGTGGCCTAGAGGAATATTTACAATACCTAAGCTAGAAGGAGTTACATACTCAACGTTGTTCGTAATAGTAACACTACCGCCTGTTAATACTAAGTTATAAGTAGCAAGTAGGTTACCTGCTGCTGAAGTAGTAAGAGCAAGAGTACTTAAACGGTTACGAATAAAGTTAGCAGTGTTAGTAAGCTCTCCAGCAGTTACTTCCAAAGTACTAACAGTAGGTGCGCTAGAAGGCTCTTTGATTTGCTTAGCCATTCCTGACCAGTTCAAAGTAGCAATCCCGTCAATATCAAAATCAGCCTGACACTCATTAATTGTAGCATCTTCTAATTCGTACCAAAGATCACTGCCGCCATTTGCTGGGAACTTAAAGTAAATAGTAGCTGTTGGGAAGGTCAAAAGGTTAGAGCTTTCAAAGTCAATAGTTGCCTTAGTAGCTGCATTATTGATAACATCAGTCCACTTGTCTGAAGTAGCATCGTACTCAGCGTGCTCTGCACCTGCCATCATTGCCCAAAGAACTTCTTCTACTGCGTGATGCTCGTCTGCACTTGATACGTCACGAGTAAACGGACGCGCATAAGTAGAGAAGCTCCACTCTGCCGGAGCCAACGAGTCTGTAAATAACTTACGTGCTCGCCTATTAGCATTGGAAGCACCTGCCATTTCTTTGAGGGTTACCTCTGCTGTGTTTGTAGCTTGCGAGAAGCTGAAGCCATCTAAAACTGGAATTTCCCAATATTTGGTTCCAAATTTTACATAGACCTTTACCTCGCGACTTAAATGTAAAGAATTTGCCATAGTTAATCTCCTATGATTATCTTGAAAAGGCTAGGACGTGAACGTTTGCTCGTGCCTGCATTTTCTAGTAACGAACTTCTATAAGTATTTCTCCTACTCCTAGAGGTTCTAGTACACCTTCGTCAGTATCTATACTGATTATTGTGATTTGTTGTGTATACTGAACCGCACCTGTGCGATCAATATACGTTAAACGAGAGTTATCTTCTAATACAGTTTCTACATCTTCTAGTAGTTCATCTAGTGCTTCTACTGCATCTTCTGCCTGTACATAACAACGAAGAGTTACCGAAAGAAATCTATCTTTATAACCGCCCCCTTGATACTCTCTTGATTCTGATCCAGCATTTAAGTGTATTGCTGGAAATTCTTCTACTTCATCCCAGAATTTTAAACGAGGAGAAACGTTCTCATTCACATCTGATAGAAAGGAACCAGACCCGTCGATATCTTTTAACCTCTCAACAAGAGCAGCAATAATACCAAGTCTTCGTGTTGTATATTCTCTTGTTCCCATTATACTCTCCTAGTGTAAAATCTTCCGATTGCAAACTCTGCCGCAATCTCTCTTATAGATTTGTCAATCAGATCTCTTGGATCTCTGTTTCCGTCTGCCCAAGGGGGTGTGCCTTCTCCTTCTTCAAATACTTGATAAGGGTTCTTTTGGTATGTATATCCAAAACTAGGAAACCCTTGGGGCGTGGGCATCACATCTACTACTTTTACACTATCTGCGAATCTTCCTGTCCTATTAACAAGTCTAGGGGTTGACATATTTTTTCTAACTGTATCTGGTAGTTTCTTATTTAGCATTGCTACCATTGCCAAAGGTTGAGAAGCTGCCGAGCTTTTTGCTTTTGACTTCTTCTTTTTACTTTTTAGTCTTTTTGAACTTAAAGCTACTGAGGCAGATACTTTTGCACCTTTGCCTTTACTCTTAGTTTTAGTTTTAAGCTTTACTGGCTTGCTTTTAACTTTGATACCTTTCTTACCTTTAAAATTATCAACAAGTACTGCCGCTGTTTTCTCTTTTAAGGTGGAAGACCCTTTCATATCTAAAAGGTCAGGAGTGAGTTCTCCTATAAATTTTCTAAATACTGCTTTTACTGCTTTCTCTTCTACAGAGTCTTTTATATTGTCAGTGCCTGATTGAAATGCAATAACAGAAACATAATTTGCTGTAAGCTTACCTTTCTTTGTTACTATCTGTTCCCCATCAGTAATAAGTCTTTTTATCTCTCTATGAGATATGCTATCTATGTTGCCTGATCTAAATTGCCCTTCTAAGTTATACAGAAGGAGCTTCTTAGTTGCAGGGTCTAATCCCGAAACAGAGGAAGCTATCTGAACCTGAGAAACTGCATTACCTCTTGCTCCGTGACCTTTGTGAAGATTCTTAGATACTGTTTTTGAGTCTGCATCTGAGATGGCTCCGCTTGCTACTAAAGTTTTTAACATAGTATTCTTAATAGTAGTAATGGATCTAGAAAAACTACTTACTATGAACATATCAGTATTTAGAGTATAAGGTAATCTTATCTCTGGTAACTTAGCAACTATTGCATTGTACCTTCTCTTATTTCTTGTCTTAAAATTACTTTGTAGCTTTTTAGCGTGTTTCTGCGCTTCTTTTAAAGCTTGTGCTAAGTGAGCAGCTTTCGGTTTATGTCCTGTGGAAGCTTCTATTACCTGCTGTAATTCTTTTGTATCTGTTAAAATTAAAAGCTGTCCTCTTTGACGAGTTACAGCTTTACGGGCTTCTGCATCCAATTTTCTAAGCAGAGGCTTTGTGAATTTTCTGTCAAAAGCCTGTCTACTCATTAAAAGTTCTTATACAGATCCAAGACTCTTTTAATATGATCAGGAAACGCTACATTGTTTCTCTGACTTGAAGAAGAGTTGTTTTGAATGCTAGCGCCTTGAAGTGTCTGACGCGCTTTATGCTCGTCTTTTACATAGTAAGTAATCAAATCAATAACAGCAAGTTGTAAATCTTTAGGACACTCTGCGTATCCTGCTTTATAGGTAATCTTTACAGCACCAGGGCCTGTAGGCCAGTTTTTTCTAGTACCGTCTGTGGTAACTCGATATACACTATCAGTTCCACCATCTACATAGTATTCTGTGGAAGGTACAGTAGCATATGCTTTACTGAAGTCTTCTCTTTCTTGTACGGAAGTAATACTTACAAAAGGACTCTCTGTAAGTTGAACGAAGTTTGTAGACCAGTTTATACTAAACTCTTCTGCTTTGTCGCTAGAGTAGTGATCTACAATCGTTGTTCCGCAGTAAGTTTTTACTAATTGACTTACGGCAGTAATTAAAGAATTGATGCGAGCATCTTCCTTTGTGCTCTGAATGTTTTCAGAGGTTTTATATTCATCTAATGTGATTAAATTTGCCATAAGTCCATTACTAAAAACTTAAGGGGAGCGAACTCCCCTCTCGTTTTGCTTTTAAATTAAGCTACGCAGTCAATCTTAACTACAGGTTCGTTACCAGTCGCACCGGCTACTAGCTCTTCAAAGCCTAGGGCTTGTGAAGCAACTACTACGTTGCGCTGATTACCAACTTCATAGTCAGTCTCAACAGTTACGCCACGTAGACGTGGGATAACATAGTTACGTGAGTTAACAGCGAAGGCTACAGGTACACCAGCACCTTCAGTAGCGAAGCTGTCAGATACGATTACAGGTGAACCGAATACAGATCCGATTTGACCAGTGATCTTAGTTGCCAGATCAGAACCTACATCAGTAACGTCCTGGAAGCCTGCATCTTCGATAAGTTCGAAGTAACGAGCTTGTGACACGATGTATGCAACATCAGCAGGGTTAACACCATACTTACCCATAGCTTTACGAGCAGTAAGGAGGCCAGCTGCAGTCAATGTAGCTGAGTTACCTGCGGCGATTGAACCGCCATCGAGGTCGATGCTTGAACCACTAGCTGCGGCATAGCCGTCAAGACCAGTGATAGAACCTGAACCGTTGATGATAGCGTTATCAACAGCGCGAGCGTGAGCACGTGCTACTGAGTCAACAAGCATAGGCATTAGGTTGATAAGAACTTGCTCATCTACGTTGTTGTCCATGAAAGTCTGGCTAATCAAACGATAAGCGTTCAAGATTACCTGTGAAGGCTTGAAAGTGTTGTCTGAAGCACCACGGTTTTCCAAGTTACCTGCTGCAGCTGCACCAGTTTGGAAAGTAGCGGCCTCTACGTCAGGCTGGATTGGCATTACAGTAGCAGCACCATTCACCTGAATCTCACGGAACAGACCAGCTGTACGCAAGTTTAGAGTAACTTCTTTTTCGATTTGACGAGCAACTTCTTGATCGATGTCACCAGCGTTGCTAGCATAGTCGATACCAGCTTTTTCCATAACGCCACGAGCAAAATCAGTGTCCATGCCCTTGCCAGTCATAGTACCAAGCAATGAAGCGTGCATGAAGTCTTTGCCCCACTTAGTAACGTCGCCTTTTTCAGAACGGTCACCGAAAGTACGCTTGCTGTTACGCATAGCTTCGATTTCAGAAGACTTCTCTTCTAGTTCTGTTTTGAATGATGCGAGTACTTCGTCCATCTTAGCGTCCTTTTCAGTCAGCTTAGCTTCGAAGTTGCTCATTAGTGATTCAACGCCAGACTGAATACCAGTCTTAACTTTGATTTCTTGTGCTTCAATAAATGAAGCCTGTTCAGCTGCTTTTTCTACTTCTGCTTGCTCAGCTGCTTTTTGCTCGGCTTGCTTCATAGCAATCTTAGCAGCTGTGTCTTCAGCTACCTTCTTTGCAAAAGCTTCCAAGTCGATGTTTTGATTATCCATCTTGATCTCCTGATCTACGGATTTCTCCGCGCTTTGAGGTGTGTCACTAGCTATTCCCGAAGTAATAACTTCATCCTTAGCCAGAGACTGACCTGCTAGATCTACACGATTTGTGAAAGTTTTTTTGAATTCTTCGTACTCAGCATCTGAGTCGAAAGACTTCGCGAGCGAAAAAGTAGCTGACTGATTGCAGGGTACAGATACAACTGATACCTCGAATAATTCAGCGTCCTTAATCATTAGTCCGTCGGTTTCCTTAATATAATCAGCATCCTTGACTCGGAAACCTACGGAAAAGGCCCCAAGAACACCGTCTTTAACTAGTTGAGCAACATTAGCAGGCGCGGCCTTACTAATCTTACATTCCAGCTCCAAGCCATCTGGTCCGGACTTCAGACCTGTAGCTCGACCAATTGGTTTATCATAGTCATGATTAAACAGGATAATTGGATTCTTTTCAAAGTTCTTTAGTCCACCCTTCTGCCATGCTTCTGCTGAAATGGAGTCACCCGCGCGATCAAAGTCAGCCGTGCTTGCCATTCCACGAATCATTACAGAGCCGTCATCTTCTGCATGAGTCTTGAAAGTAGACGTCAGATTAAAGATTTTATTCATATCTTAATCCTTTTTTACTGCCGGTTTAGGGGCAGGCTTGACCGCGGCCTTTGGTGCTGGCTTTGGTGCTGGAGCAGGAACAGGTTTAGCTGCTTCTGCTTTTTTCTTCTCGATCAATTCCATAAGTTCTGGATGTGCTTTTTGCATCATAATAATTGCTCGTGAATAACTTCTTCCTACGTTGCGAATCCCTGTTAACATAACGGGTTTGTCGGTTTGCTTAACATACTCGTCTTGGGTCATAATCTTACCTTTTTCAGCAAAATACATTGCTAAGTCACGACATAGTTTAATTCTTTGTGGTCTATTCGCCATCTTCGTTTGTTTCCTCTGGTCTTCCGCCCTCATCGGGATTAGTTGCAGAACCTGCGATATTTGCAGGAACTCTTATTTCTTCTGTGCCTTCGATAGCTTCGAAACCCAATCGTTCTCTTGCTTCTGCGGCAGTAATAATACCACCGTTTACTAGTGATGTGTAGTAAGCGGATGCATCTCTCAGCTCAGGCTGTAGAGCGGGTATATCACTGATGTCTTCTTTTAACTCGAAACCGAAATATCTTTCGCATGCAAAATTAATTTTTCGAACTATAGGAAGTATAGTCTCAAGATAATACATCCGCATATTTGGGCGAATGTTGGCGTTGTTGCCAGAGTCCATCATAATTGGAGGTACTCCGAGCGCCTTCAAAATTATCTTTTCATTGTCTGCGATACTATTTTGAAAATCAAGATCTTTAAAATTTACATTTGAGATAGAATCTACTTCAATTCCACCGTCCAAAATAAGGGGTCTACGACCGCCTGCTTCTGGTTGATATCGTGACTGCCACGACACCATCATACGTTCTTTAATCTTCTCAGAGAGTGTGTTTGGTGACTTGAGTACCAAGCCTGGAACAGCACCATTCTTAAAGAAGTTATCTTGGAACTTACGCATCTTCATCATAAGTTGCATAGTACGTAAAGCAGGGCTTAAACGTGGAACACCTCTATAAATTGAGTAAAAGGAGTTCTCTTTAATATGTATAATCTCACTAGGCTTATAATTTACTTTCTCATTGTAAGTGAACTTTTCAATGTAAGTATCCGAGCTAGCGTGAATAGTCATCTTGTCTGCTGGTAAGTGATAGAGATGTGCTCCATCATAGTAGATAAAGATGTTACCATCAAGTATAAAGTCAATAATTAAGTTACGCTTGAAAGTATTAATGTCTTGGAAAGGATTAGGCTCTTGGTTTAAAAGTAAGTCTACTTTAGCACGTTTGATGCCTTTAATGATGCTATTGCCTTTATGTTGTCCGCCTACTTGTGTAGGGATTTCGGCTGCATCATCTACAATAATGTTTACTGCACGATTTACGACTTCTAGCTCTTCGTAAGCTCTCTCATAAGAAAAGGTAGGCTCACGAGAAGTTTGAATATCGTTGCCGTAAAACTGCTGTGCAGGATTCAGCTTCTCTTCAACTTCTACAGGTTTTTTCTCAAAAGGATTATACCAAGCCATGTTTTTCTCTTTGAATCTCCACCCAGCGCATCTGCTTTTTAGCTGTTCCAAGCCCAGGGTCTTTGCCGTAAATTGAGTGCAATTTTAAATGATGAGTATGGCACAGAGTAACTGTGTCGTCATATAGCTCAGCATGATGCTCTTCTATAAAGTCATCCCGAAGTGACTGAATGTACTCAGGATTGTGTTTGTTCTTTGTTAACCATTGATTCAACAAAGGAGTTAAACTGTAAAAGTGGTGAAAGTCTAACTGCTCTGTTTCGCCACAAATCTCACAAGAGGAACCCTTTGCATACTTGGACTTTGCCTTATCTCGTACATATTTTACTACATCGCGTTTTAGCTTAGGCATTTTCCTTTGGTTCCTCGATTTTTCATTTAAAGAATTATATCGGCTTTGGGGTGACTTGTCAATAACTATTTTTGAGTAGGTATCGCTAGAAGGACACTTGTGAGGTTTGGAATGAATAAAGTGCGTAGCGAAGACCGTCTGCCATGTGCGAAGCCATGTTGTGCTTCGGTTTTTCTCTTATTAGATTTGGGTTAGGATCCCATTGATAAGAGTCTAGACATATGAGCGATTGTTTACACTCCTGGTCCACATAAAGTTTATCATTATCAATAATTGCAGACACATGACCAATGCCATCCAGTACAGACTTCTTCGCGTTAATAGTACTAATATCATAGTTCTGCGCTAAGTCAAAACGAGTTTGCTGTGCTGCGGAATCAATATAGATATAGTCTATATCCCATTTGTTAATGAGTTTTTGTATCTCTTCTGCGTGCTGTTCTGTAGTGCGCTCATTATTCATATACTCATCCACTAGATAGTATTTGTCATCATCCCAGTCATAGGCAATTACACACATTGCTGTTGGATCTTTGAAACCTACGTCCAACCCCGCAAAGACGTCCATCTTACTAGTATCAAACTGAGACAGGTCTTTCACCTGTGTCTCAAAGTTAAACTTCCAGATCTGTCCTTCATAAGTATTAAAGTCAGCTTCGTACTCTTGCTTAAACTCAGCCTCTGACATAGACTTACGCGCTTCTGAAATATCAGACTCAGACATACGAGGGTTGTCTCGATAAGTTGCTCTTATTGATGCCCATTCTGGGAAGTCGTCAGAAAAGCCTCTGTAGAAGAACTCAGAGAACCAGTTGTTACGACCCCGTGGTGTGGAAATAAAGATTGCTTTGGAGTTTGGCTTGTCCAGAGTAGGACGAAGTGCAACGTTGAAGGCGTCCTTGCCGTCAGCGAGTGCGGCCTCATCAAAGATGATAAGGTCATAAGATCTACCTACACAAGAATCGACCTGATTAACAGAACCCATTCTTACAGTAGATCCATTAGAGATTTCGATAACTTTATCCTTGGCGTTATCTTTTGTAACCTCTAAATCAAAATGTTTAATTAGATTTCTCTGTAGATCGAAAGAGATCTGAGACAAAGAGTAGTTGGGGGACATTATTAGAATGTTGGAGCCAGGTACCAAAGACACGAGCTGTCCAATGATATTGGCTATGTAGGTTTTACCCTGTCTGCGCGAGACTGCGGCAGAGACAAAACGATACTTTGGATCGTTAATCGCATTGATAATTGCTATCTGCGATGGTAAGGGAGTGACATTCAATAGCTCCAGGTACGGAGCTATTGGAAGTTTTAGAAACTTTGTCTCAGATCTTAATTCAACTATTTCGTCAGAGATAATATCTCTGCGGCTTACTTCTACTGCCATATTAATCTTCTTTTATGATTGACCAGATTCCCCAAGCTAAACCAGCCCAGGCTAATAGATTTCCAAACAGTAGAACTGCTGTGGAAACACCTATAAGTATTAATGCATCTTTTTTCTTTAGTAATTTATGCAACATGAGTGCCTCTCTTTTTATGTCCGTTCCAAGCTACAAATCCTGCTAAACGTAAAGACCAGTATGCGAGGTAGTTAAGAACTCGAAAACCATTAACTTCGATACAGATGTCTCGGAAGATTCCATCCATAAACTTCTGATCATGATAACCGATATCGCTTCCATCTTTCTTCATAAGAGTTGCATACTTGTACCCATAATCGTGCACTAGGCCACCCATAAGCAGTACTCCTACTGGTGATAAGAAAGTTGCGAGAAACTTAGGAACAGATGCTCCATCAAACTCAAACCCCGCAGGAATCTTATATTCTACATCATTCAGAGTATAGTTAAAATCTTGTTCGATTTTCCACTTACGTGTACCGAGTAACCACATTAGGATACCTTTCCAAAAACCTTTATCTTTTGTTTTGATCGGTAAAGGTGACATAACTGGCATAAACTTATATTTAAATCCTACCAGTGTTTCTTCTTTTTTATCTACTTTGTTTACTATAAAACCAATGAGTACCAGTACTGCGAGTACTGTCCACTGCCAAAAAGTCATTGCTAAATCAAGTAACATTTCCATTATTTCTTCCCTGCATATGCGTTGGCTCCAAAGAATGCTGAAACCAGGGCTGCGATAGCTACAAAGTAAGTGGGAGCAATATCACCGATTATTTTAGCGGCGCTATCTAATCCGAATAATGATGTGCAGAATATGCCGAAAGGATAAAGTAGCATTCCTGATAAGGAAAACCATGTCATCTTTCGCATTGCATCACGCTGTGCATCTTGGTCTTCAAGTTCTTTGCGCTTGAATTCCATATACATTTGTTGTTCGGCGTCGGAAACTTCTCCGTCCCCATTAGTGTCTGCGGGATGAAAATTCTTGTCGTCTACCATTTTACTTTATCCGCCCAATATGCTGCTGACATTTTGCCTTTAGCGATATTCTTAGCGTGTCGTGCTTTGAAACTTTTACGCTTTGCTTTTGCTGCTGCAGATTCTCCAGCCTTCGGCTTCCCTGCCGTTTTAGCTCCTTGCTGGCCGAAACGAATCGTTTTTACTTTACCGCCAGATTTAGCTACTACGATATGAGACTTCTTAGCATGGCCTGGAGTACGTTTTGGTTTGTTATAACCGCTAACGCCTGCCCGTTTCAGTCTTGAGTCTTTTTTCTTCGCTTTTCGCTTTGCTGGCATAAAGATTACTCCTTGTCTTGCTTGCCGGAATCGACGACACCTTTGACGTCTTGTCCGACTGCTACTGTAATATCTGCTACTGTGTTGCCTACTCCGCTTAGAGTATTGTTTACCATGGCCTGCGTGCCGTCAATGGCTGCATTCATGGTTCCACAAGCTCCGAGTAGTAGTGCAGATACTATAACTAAATACTTCATCTGTTTCTCCGTATTGTCCTGCCCTTGGTAAAAAATGTGTCCGATATATCAGGAAAGGGCCTAGCAAAGAGTGCCACTTGACACCCTATTTCTTTCTTCGCTTCATAGTAGCTTTACGCTTCTTTTTCACGAATGTTTTTACCATAGTGGGTTTACCACCAGGGTTGCCTGCTTTTCTTTTTCTTCTAATAGCAGACTTTTTCTGTGCTGCAGTCATACGAGCTGCTTTTGCTTTGGGCACACACTTCGGGTACTTGCTGCTTTTTGCTTTGCCTCTACCACACTTAGCGTAACCTCCGCCCTTCTTTGGACGGGAGATGTCTACCCATTCTTCTTTGAACCATTTCTTGAGACTCATTTCTTGACCCCCATTCGGTACTTACCACCTCTTCGCTTATACTCTTTTACTAGGAAGGCATTTGCATATGCGGAAGGGTATACTTTAAACTTTCGTTTTACTGTAGCTTTTACAGAGGCATAGAGTCTTTTATTTGTCGGTACCGGCTTTTTCTTTGCCGTCTTCCTTCTTTTCTTTGCTGCCATCTAAAATCTCCTCTACTGGAGGAACCCAGCCAGCGGCTTTTTTGGCCTCTTCTTCTGTAGCATGCTTAGTAGTCTTTCCATTATTATCAATAAGCACCCAGCGTCCGCGTCTTTCTGAAATTTCCATATTACTTGCCTCTCTTCTTCGGCTTCTTCTTTTTTGGTCGACCGACTGTTGATCCGTATGTTCCTTTACCTTTTGGCATAGACTTTCTCCTATGAGGCTAATCCTACGATTAACCATACTAGAGCGGGTACCAATATTGTGATACCGGCTACTACTTTTATCCATAGTAGGATGAATTCCATTTGTTTTGCTTTACGCTGCTTTTCTTCTCGAATCGCTTTTTCTCTAGCTCTTTTTGCATTGGACTGAAACTGGAGCCACGCATCCCAGATTCCTGGGTCGCCTGCATAAATCATATGCTCTCGTAGCCATTCTTCTTGCTTTCTAAGTTTCTGTAACTCCATGAAAGCTGAGAGTTCTTCTTTGTTGCCGTGAGCGTTCGACTTCTTCGCTACAACAGACTTATTATCAAAATATCTTGTAGCTTCTTCTCCAACTTCAAAGATTTCTTTTCCGTTGCTAAGAGCTTGCTTGATGACCGAAAACGCAGCATTTGCTGCGGCTATTTCGGCTAACATTATATTTTAGTAAGAAGGGTGACCAGAACACCCGCTAGGAACATTATCATAGTTCCACCCATAGTTAGCATTCTAGACTCAATACGCATGAGTCCTGTTTCCATATCTTCGAGTCTTTGAAAACAAGTTTTCCAACGCTCTTCACACTGAACTTCATGAGCGTACATCTTCTTTTCAATTTCAGTTATTCGATCAATCTGTTCCATTGAGTAGTTTATCCATTAGCTTACCATAATTACCTTGACCGAATGGAACAGCTTCATTAATCTGTACATTAGTCTGGTTTTTGATATTGCTACCTTCTGCTTTAGCGAGGTCGGCTTGTGCCTTGATCTCGTCTATACGCATTTTATGTGCCATTTGTAATAGATCTGCTAAGTCTTTGCTAGAGTATACGCCAGATTCCTGGGCTTCTTCTAACTTAGATGCGATCATCTCGTCTAACAGGGAACCAATGTTGTTCTTGTTACGGTAGCCCATGTCCAAGTACACTGTGTCAATGTACTTCTTTACTTCGCGTGTATTTAACGCATCAACTACTCGCTGTTCGGGTACTTGAAGATATTCGCATACTGCCCGAATATTTCCGTATTGAAGATAACTATTCGCTATCTCCAGTCCCTCAGGACTAATTGTAGTTAATTCTTTTGCCATGGTTCAAATTATACTCAGTTAGGGTTGTTTTGTCAAGAGATTTTTTTCTCAGGTTAATCAGAGAGTGGATTATCTAGGGCTCTCTGTAGTTTCTTTTCTAGTCGATCTTCCAGATCTTCCATGTCTTGTTCCGAGTCTGCTTTCATAGCGTCGCGCTTAGTTTCAAAGCGTTCGCTTGCTTTATCTATCATATCTCGTACTTCGGTTTCCATAGCACGTACTTTATCTTCCGCGCGATCTGCTTGCTTCTCGATTGAAAGTATATCATCTCTCAACCCAGATTTAATGTCTCGTGTGTATTCAATAGCATCGTCGAGCTTTTGCTCTATTTGAAGGTTTCGTGCTGCGATAGCATCTGTGTCGATATTCTGGACGATTTCTTTCATGTCCATATAATCTGCGTAAAATTCAAAGCCTGCCCATGCTGCACCACCAAGTGTGGAAAGTGCTGTAAGCATAACCATCATTCTGCCGCCTTTAAACGTCATACCTCCAAATTCAAACTCTGCCATGTTACTCCTCTACAAATTGTAGGTTCCTGAGATTCGCTATCTCTTGTTTTAACTTCATTACTTCCATGCGTTTCTTTTCTAACTCTAACTGGTAAAGAGTATTACAATTGATGCGTTCTTTTGGAGCACCAATTGGTATTGTAATTTTTGCGTATACACCTATGTCACTTGCTCGTGTTGTAGGCATAGTTGCGTCATAGGGCGTGTTATTGTAAGGGTCTTGATATTGATTGTCAATAAAACCCACAACCCCAAACTCTACGTTGGTTGCTGAACCAATCGCATTTTGACAATCTAACTGCCCTGCCCTAATTCTATCTGATGCGTAGCTCTGTGGCGAGCTAGGCAGATTAAGGTTTAGAGAGCTCGAATCCGCCCAGGCTACTCCGCAGAGCAGACATAGAGCTAGTAGTAGTATTATTCGCATCGTTCTCACTTTTTATTTTTGAACATATTCTTGAGGTTATGATAGAAGGATCTTTTGTACCTGAAAGGATTTTTGATTTAGAGCATATGTATGCTACTTTTTCTGCATCTCTTTCTCTTATGTACACTTCTATGTTTTTTCTTTCTAAGTATGGTAAATTGATGAGTTTGTTTGTGCTGGCAAAAGCTACACTATTCCAGTCTCGATCATAAACACCAATAGAGTACCAATCAATTTCTTGCCGACTATTGAATAGACTCATTCGAACTACCTTTACTCCGCTTACATATGACGTTTGTAAGTCTGGGTAAGTGGGAGTAAATTGATGGGCACTTGCGTACCCACCTAAACACAATAAAGCAAAAAGTATTATTGAGCGATACATTCTGCCGTTACCATAGCTGTGTAATCCCCTGCTGGGAAAGATTTATCATAACCATAGTCTGCGGTAGATGAAACGTCAAACCATACAGAACCTGCGATCGTTAGATCAAACTCGACTGTATTGTTATACTCGACTTTATTAGTTTCAAACTCTGACATACTTGCGTCCGAGGTTTGACCCACTACTACATCGCCTGTCCAGTTTACTACGTCTTCTAATACGGGACTAGAGGAGAAGGAGTCTGGGTAGGTGACAATTGCTTTGTAGTGGTCTGCTGCTAAGATGTCGTAACGAATAATGGGTTTTACACCACCAGACGCAGAAGACGTACTTAGTTCGCTTGGACTTGGGTTACCGTACACTCCAGACGTATCAGTTTGAATGACACATTTGGACTCTACTGTTCCCAAGATGGGTACGTTAGCGAGTGCCGAAGTAGATACTAAGGCGGCTAACAGGATGAAAGGCTTTTTCATATGAATGTCCATTTAGGCATTAAAGCCTCTGTGGTAGTGTTATTAGTCATATTGGGCCTCTACCATTTCTTCATGAAGCAATTGTTGAGCCAGCCCAACTCTCCTTGCTTTTTCATTGTCTGGTAGCTTTCCATCTACCAGTACTACTGTATCCGCATACACGCCACCATTGAGTGACCCTGTATAACTGCGGGGTATGTAGTTCATTGCAAAAAGTGCGTTAGCCTGTGCTGCGGCTTGGTCACTCATTGCTCCAGTATTAATACCACCTAGCATCTTCTCTAGGTTTACTTTTACTTTTTTGATGCGCATCTTGCGCTCGTATTCTTCCTCTTCGTCAATCTTCGCTTGCTTTTCCATCTCTGCAAGAACAAACTCATCCTGAAGCGGGTCATACACATCTACGTCAGGTATTAACGAAGGATCATACGGTATTTGGTAGTCAGGGCACGAAGGATCTGATTGTGGGTCAAAGCAAGGATCATACCTATAGCTGTACACCACTGATGGGTTTGCTACTGTACCGAATCCTTCGACCGAGATCGAGCCGTCACCCCATGCTTCAATCGGAATATCTCCTACACCAACTACTTTGTAAATCTTGTTGCCAGGTAATCCTGACCAGTCATCACTTTCTCTAAAAATATACCCGTCTCCGAGTGCATTCTCGTTTGAAACGTGTACAATCATGTCATCTTCTACGTTTTTTATCGCTTGGTAACGATATATTACAGATGAAACGGTTAAACCAGCTTGCTGAGGCAGTACATTTTGCATGTACCAGTCATAAGCTGATATTCGTGCCTGTCCGTATACTTCCTCAGAGTATGAGGAGGGCGCCAAGCAAACTAAGGA